CCGCCAGTTTGGAGTTGGAGGACTCCCGATGTGTCAGAGGTGGCGATAAAGCCCGTTGACGAATTTGCGTTCAGTGTTACAGCCATTATGTGTTCTCCTCTGCTGGCTCTGGTGTGTTGCCAGCCTCAAGCCAAGCCTTGAATTCTGGGTAGTCTTCGGTGCAAGTCAGACGGCATTTGCCATCATCGTCAATGCGAGCATAAATGACTTGACCATCAATGTTGGTTGAATGAATTTTAAAAATCATAATTCGGCACTCCAAGCAAGATAAGAATTTGAACCACTACTTCTGCCAAACATTCCTTGACCCGCTGTAAGGCCCGAAGCAACTATAAATTCAGTTCTTGTACTAAAAGAAGTTGCTCCGCTAAATACTGGTACAGCAGAGCAAGTTGTATTAGCTCCTGCCCTATTAACAAAGTAATCGGCTGCCGTTCCTGACTGTTCAAGAGCAGTTGGAGCAGCCCTCATTGGAACTGTGTATTGTGTAACAACAAGTGCTGTTGTTGTGGTATCGTTAAAACCAGTACCAAAATATCCACTTGTACCAACACCCTGCATCTTAAAATAATACCGCTGACAAAGCATCAACTCAGTGCCATAAGGCCTGTAATCAAAGCTCGTTGCTGTTGAGCCTTTCTCAAGCTGGACACCTGTGATGTAGAACGTTGCTCCGTTTGTGCCAACCAGATTTGTTGAGCTTGTTGGCTGAACGTAATACGAACCTGCCCAAGTATTTGCAGTACCAGAATATGTAGAACCTGCCCCAAGGCTAAAACCAACTTCAATCCCACTACCATTGGTGGTCAACCATGTGCCTGTTGTATCACCAGCAATAGTTACAGTTTTTTGCTCCCAAGTATTTGCCGCATTTATCGTATAGCTGAATGGGTAAGACCTGTTTAAAGAAGCGTTAGCAAGATAACCGCCAAAAGAACCTGTTAAGGAACTGCGAACCCAAAAAGAAACAGTTACCGTTGCCGCACCTGCCGCACCCCAACCCAAATCTGCACAGTTCAAGCCTTCAATGCGTTGCCTGTAAACAAAGAAATCTCCTGTAAGAACAGAATATGCAGACAATGATGTAATTAGCGTTGAATTTATAAATCCTGAAGGTGCTACCGAGCTTTGAACAAACGATACCTTGGAACTTACAGTTCCTGTACAGTCAAACCTATCAAGCCCAAATTGATTACTAGTCGATTGTGTGAAAGCAGATGTTCCACGTTGTGCAATGACCATTGCGCCGTTGATGATGCGGTTTTTAAACCCGTAGTAGCCAGTGGTTGTACCTGTGCCACCTTGGGCTTCTGTTACTGTTGTGCCTGATTGCAGTATCGTGCCACTTACTGCTGGCAAAGTAAGCGTAGTTGTACCCGCCACCGCTGGCTCCTGTAGCGTGACGCTTCCGCTTGTTGATCCAAGTAATACTAAGCTCATGTCAAATCCTTTAAGAAATCACCCAGCGTGAACCACCAGCAACAGTGACCGACTGACCACTTGCAATTGTTATTGGCCCAGCCGATGCACCAGAAAATCCAGCCGCAATCGTGTAGCTTGTCGCCACAGTCAAACTGTTCACCATAATGCCGTTGGAAGCCACAGGAACTGACGCTTGAAATTCACCAGTGCTTGGCTTGTACAACAGCTTGGCGTTGGAGGTATTTAATGTCGCCGCCGTGCCGCTTGTAGCAGTCGCAAATAACGGGAAAAGGTTGCTTGCAGTCGAGGTATCGTTGCTCAGTGCCGCACCACCCACAGAAGCCCATGCCGTGCCGTTGTAGCCTTCAAATTCAGTTGTAGTGGTGTTGAAGCGAAGCATCCCGCTTGCTGGTGTAGGACGCTCTCCAGTCGTTCCCTTGCTGATGGTCAATGCACCAGTTGACGTGAACGAGGAGTTCAGTGTGGCAGTAAGAGTTGTAATTGTGGCAGCAGCAGGAGTGGTAGCACCAATAACTGTACTGTCTATTGTTCCACCATTTATGTCAGCGGTTGTAAGAATAGAAGAAGCGAGTGTCACAACACCCGTGGAATCTGCAATAGAGCCAGCAGCCGTGCCGTCTTTGGCCTTTAGGTTGGTAACTTCAATATTAGTCGAGTCCACTGTCGTGGCGTTTAATGTCGTGAAGTTTCCAATCCCGTTTTGATTGGCTACCTTTACAAAGTCAGAGCCGTTCCAAGCACAAACAGCTTTTTCTCCCTGAACAATAGTCACCCCAGTCGTTGGTCCCACACCGCGAAGAACAATAGACTGCGTGCCACCCGAAGCATTGATAACGATATACGCCTTAGACCGCGCTGGAGCAGTAATGTTTCTTGTGGTAGTGCCCGTGGCGGGGTTCCAAAGAATAATCGCCTGCCGTGTCTCATTAGCAGCCCCATCCGTGTCAGATAAGGTAATGTCTGCGTCAGCAGTGATGCTTGTCGTCCCCGCTACCGCAGAGTCAAGCAACGCTGTTATTTCGTCGTTTACCGTTGCACCCCATGTACCCGATAACTCGCCTGTAACCGGAAGAGCTAGGCCCAATAATGATGTATATGCTGTTGCCATTTTTTACCTCAAGTTACAACTTCTTCCCAGTCAGCCGTTTCTACATTCACAATGTTCGTCCAGCCGGGAGTCTGTGGGTTGTTGATATTTTGCCAGTTTGCGGTCTGGTTGTCATCTATGATCGCCCAATAGACCGCGATTAAAGTTCCTACCGAGCCCACGGCTTGGTTACCTGTTACAGCAATCGCCCTTGGGCTCTTGCTCATCGATCCAACAGCCGCGCTCGATGCGTTACCCGACAGGGCAATAACCCGATCAGTGGAAACAGACCCTACCGCAGCATTCGCCTGATTGCTGTTGAGCGGGACAATCACACCGCCCGGGTAGCCATAACCAAATGTACCGGTTAGATCAACCGCTGCACTCTGTACCGCTGTGCCAACTGCGCCATCAACCGCGTTCCCTATCAGGGCCTTGATCTTGTCCGCAATGACTACGCCCACAGCACCAGATGCCAAATTGCCGGTCAGTGCAAGCAGTGTCTCGCCACGGGCTACAGAGCCCACAGCGCCACTGGAAACGTTACCAGTCAGGGCAATACCCGTACTTTGCGTAACAGAACCAACCTCACCAGAACCAAAAACTCCTGACAAGGCTACTGTACGGGTAACCCCTACACTGCCTGCGTTTCCATAAGCAATGTTGCCGTCTTCGGTTGGGTTGTTTGTCTCGGTAACATCCCCAACATTCCCAGAAGCCAATACCCCGGTGAGCGCGATAAGACGATCAGGCGAGACTGACCCAACGGAGCCCGTTGCCGAATCGCCTGTTGGGTAGACAGTCCCTCCACCCCAAGGGCCGCTACTCCATGTATCGTCACCCCAGCCGAGAGACATGGACTACCTCTTAGGTGGTAGCCAAGCGCAACAAAGCGGTTGATGTGGTGTTTGAAGGCATGGTCAAAGTGAAAGTACCCGCAGTAATGGTCTGTGAACCAAAAGTGTGGACGCTTACAGCCTTGTCGCTCTGTGTTGAGTTGTAGATCAAAACGCAGTCAAACGCCGTGGTCAAAGTCACAGTCGTGTATGTGATGCTTGCCGATGGAGTCCAGTACGCCACACCGGCAGTCGCAGAACTGTTACTAGCCAAAGGAGCAGTCGCATTAGTCACTGCCACGCCGCCAGCGGTATAGCCTGTACCAGAAACCTCGCCACTGGTTGAATATGCAGTTGTGGATGCATTTATGGTGGCCGATGTCAGGAACAAAGCCGCTTTAAATGTGTCAGCAGCGCCCGATGCTCGTACAGGAGCAGTGCCGAAATTGTGTGTTGCTGTGAGTACTTCGCCCAGAAACGAAGTTGTCAGTGCTTGCGTGTTTGCCATAATTTTTCCTTTACGCTATTGAAGCTGCTTCGCCGCCAATTGGTGGCATCTTTTTCAAGGTCACATGGGCAGAGCGGTGAACAAGCTCACCTTCCAGCCAATACTCAACCCAATTGGTCAATTCATTGTCATTGTCCACAGTGCCTTCTCGCTTTTCCAGCAAAGAATCATCCATGTCGCCTTTTGTTGTGGTAACGATCAATTTAAACTCCTTAAATAATTCGTATTACGGCGGTTTCAGGGTTATTTGGAGGTAACTGGATTTGAAAACCTTGATTTGTCATGGTTTGATCTAGGCCAAAATTAATAACACCAATCGACTTGTTTGCTTTTGTGGAATTGTAGATTAACGCCCCACGTGTAGTGAAGTTCGCACCGGGCCACGAAGGATTGTCAAAACTTGCATATCCTGTGCCATCCCCTTGCTGCACTACAACATTCAAAAGTACTTCACCGCCCGCTGTGTACCCTGTTCCCGATACCTCATTGGCAGTAGAGTAAACCGTTGTGTTGGCATCAAGAGTGGCTGCTGATGTGTACAAAGCAATCTTGAGAACGTCCGTGTTAAGGTCGTGTTCCCCCAACAAAATCTGTTCTTTAAAGCTTGTGGTAAGTCCGGATGTAATCATCACTGCACCTTCAGTTTGACTTGGCCATCACGATATGTATCTCCGCGCTGTTTACCATCCCCTAAATTCTTTAAGAGAGCCATTGCTTCTTTGTACTTGATATCGTATAGCGCCATCATATCTTGCTCACCCTTCATGAAAGTGTATGCCTCTACCAAAGAGCCATACAAAAGAGCAGAGTCAAAATTCTCGCCCAACCATGAAGTTCCCGCAGTCACAATAGACTCTGGATAGTAGTAGTAATGTAATTCTGCTTTGTACAGCCTGTCTGGTGTTGGACCTAAGATAAACGACAACTCGCCCTCATCCACTGATTGAGGACCAAAAATGGCATAGTATTTTGGCTCCGCAGTGTCGCTAGGATTAGGGTAAGTTTCACGAATAAAATTTACATCTTTATCCTGTAGGAACAGGTAATTGCCTTGAAAAACAACTGTGCCACCAACAGTAGAACTGTTGGCAACTGACAAAGTTATTGTGGTCCCAGCTATTACAGTAACCAGTGCTCCCGTTCCAATTCCAGAACCCGTGACGTATTGCCCAACAGCAATATCTGTAGCACTGCTCACTACGATGGTGAATTGACCCGAAGTGCCTGTGGCAGTTGGGGACGCATAGGTATAAATTGCTAAAGAATAAGAGGATAGAAAATCATTGGGCGCAGATAAGTATTTATTCCCTGATGTAATGGTCCCGGTTTGATTGCTTCTTAAATTGGCCAACTGCACCATGTTGTATATACGTTGTTCGGCTTGCTGAACAAAAGTTGCAAGCTCCGTCGCCGTAAACGTGTTTTCGGTGTAGCTTTGTATTGCAGCAGTGAGTTCAGCGTAGGTCATGTGATTAGCGTGGTTACAGGAGACAGCACTGCGGCTGCCACCAGTTGTCTGGAAATAGGCATAGGTTGCATGCCAATGCTTGCAAACGACGAATCCGTCGTTAAACCCACATATATCGTAACAAAAAGACGAGCTTCTGGGCGAGGCTGATTCAGGGCCTGCGCTTCCGTAAGTCCCCGTTTAGGCTCCAATTGCGGATGCTTTGGCTCATAACATTCATCACAAACCTTGAACCCCTGCCAGTCTTTAACCAGTTCCAGTAACTTAAACTGAAAGCCGCACTGATCACATAGCGCAATTGCAAACTTGCCGGAAGCATAGCCTGCGCCCATGATTAGCTCACCGTAAAAGTTGGAACCAAGAAAACACTAGCCGTATCTCTATCCTCTGCCGCTGCTCTTGCAAATTCTTCTTCATACAGTTGTTTCAAAATCACCATGCGATCAGGCGCTTTTTTAACAGCTAGATGAAAAGCTAATGCAGCCACCAGACACGGTAAAAACCTGAAAACAATATCTGCGGTATTGACATATGTGCCCGTATTCTCAATCCGACGAATGGCGTAATACACAAACAAATAGGCTTGCGTATCGTCCGGGGAAGGATACAAATACAAGGAAGTGGGAACAGAACGCTGTACATAGAATTGTGCAGGCCTAGACTGCGTGTTCTTGTTTGGCGTGTGTAACCACTCTGCACGGCTGATTCGATCAATAGTTATGTCTTGCTGAGTGCTTTGACCGCTATTGGTGCGGATCACCGCAGACAAAACATTCACCGTATCTGTTGGCAATATGTATTCGTGCGTCCCTGCAACCAAGGTTACTTGTCGTTGCTCAATTGTCCAAAGATTAAGCCCGCGATTTGCCCATTCTGCAAAAATAAGATTGAGCGACCGCAACGCGGTTTTCATGTCGTAGCCAGACCTTGCCTCTAAGCCACAACGCTCATAAGCCTCAACAATTAAGTCGTCAAACTGAAGATCAAAGTTGGCTACGCCAGAAGTAGTCATGGATTAATAGATCCTAGCTTTGCTGGAACGAGCAGCACCTGAACCACGCACCGTGACTTCCTCGCCAATCCCGCCTTTAGATGCGCCGCCGGACATTCCTGTCTTAGCCTTCATCATGCCTCCGCCTGCTGCCATCTTGGCCTTCATCATGCCCCCTTTGGCCATTTTTCCCTTACCATCGGCAGCAAAAACCGGAACCATTTTTCCGTCTTTTTTTACCATAGGCAGTGTTTTAGCCGAAGCACCTTTTTTAGCCATGCCGCCACTTTTCATCATCTTAGAATTCATCATTTTTCTTGCTCCTGATACAGGTTGTTAAAAGTTTCTGCCATATCCATGTACGAATCATCTTGCTCCGCACAATGAATCCACTGATTTGGCCTGAAATCAGGCGCTCCTTGTCCCGTTACCCAATAAGCCGGACTGGTTACCCGAACCCGGTTGTTGGGCAGTGCAACAACGTTTCCTGTCCACTTACCCGCATCCGTCAGTATCAAAACATGGCTCTGCTTGTGCTGCGACGGATCTTCAGACACGTCGCTCTGTGCATAGTCTACCGTGAACAAGTATCTGCCGGTGAAAAATTCATTGTTGATTTTGCACAGCCAAGGGGAGGGTTTTGCCCTATCTAAGCTGATAATTGCATGGTTGTACGAGTTGCAGTCCCAAGGTTGTGCCAAGTGGTTCTGCATGCGCTCAGGCCACTCCTCCAAGGGGATGTCCCCTACCAAAGCAGCAAGGGGCATCCGCGCCCACATTGCACCGCCATGCACGTTTTCCCCGTCTTCCGCCTCAAGTCCTGTAAAAATTACCTGAAAGCTCAAGCTACGGTCTGGGATGGTTGTAACTGCAACCGCCAAACCATGAAGATACTCACCCTGATACTTCTGGTGCGCGTTCGTAAATTCCCGACGAACCCAACACTTAAAATACGGGATGTTGCTTGTCAGGTACATTACTTCCCCGCCTGAATAAGCTGATCAATCTTTGCCTCAAGACGGTTAAACCGTTGGTCAATGTGGTCCGTAATCCGCTGAACCTCTGCATTTGTTGTGTAGTCCCTAGCAATTTCTTCTCGGGTTTTGTTCAACAAAATGTCAATTCGTTTGAGTTCGTCAAATTTCTCTCGAATGAAAAACCACAATCCGCCGACTGCGGCGGAAAGAACGGCTGACCAGATTGTATTGACTTCCATTTAGCACTTCCATCTTGCCAAGGCTGCTGCCTTACGGGTAGGCTTGCCCTTCTCATCCTTCATAGGACCGGGCATACCCGACATACGGGCACAAAATGATTTCTTACGGGATCCGCCTTGAGGCTGTGGAGCCTTCAAGTTACTGCCTGTGGCCGCGTTGTACTTAGCCCGTCCCTTAGCCGTCAGGCCCGCACCCTTAGAAATTGGCAACTTCTCGCCACGGCCCACCGAGAGTGATGGGCCTTTTTTTCTAAGAGATGCTTTGGTCATTTCAGTACATCTTGCACTTGGTTTTACCGCGAATGGCAGCCCCATCGCCCCGGCCCGATGAAACGGAACCGCCGTCCTTAAACCCCATGCGTCCCATTCCTCTGCCAATTCCTTGGGCAATTCCCCTTACACCGCCCGCAACAGCCTTTGCAGGGTTGGCTTCAAAATTCTTTTTCATTGCAGGAGCGGCTTCCTTAACAGCTGGACCAATTTTCCGGGCTGCTTGCTGTATTTTTCCAAAAAACCCTCTTCGCGCTGGACCCATTTCAGCACCAGAAGGCACCTTAGCCATGCCTACTGCACCCACAGAAGCGGGAGCAGCTTTTTTAACCGCAGGCTCTACGGTCTTGGCAACCATAGCTGCTGCACCCATAGGGGCAGATTTTTTTAAACCGCGTGCTAATTTTTTAAAAAGTCCCATGATTTTTCCCCTTTATCCGTAAAAAATGTTTGCTACAGTTACGTTATCCAAAAAGGCGTAAACACCCTTCAACGCCAACACACCATCTTGTGGAATTTCAGGAGCATTGTTGAAAATATCTGTGGCAGATGTTTCATATGTCAACAGCCACGAACCGCCGCCGCTGACGTATACCGCTGCGGGACTGCCTGTGATAGACCCAGTGTTGATATCATTAAGCGTAAAGCTGTTTGCATCGACTCGGGTAATAACATAGTTGCCATCCGTGGCCGAGGGAAACGCTTCAAAGTGAATTCCAACAACATCGCCGGTGACTAGACCGTGAGCCGTCTTAGATACTGTTACAAGTGTTCCCGTGCGCCCGTACGTAACACTCGAGGTTACAGGAGCAGTAGCAGTATCAAACAAAACAACTGTTCCTGCTGACGATGTTCCTACAAAAGAAAGTGCCCTGACGCGATTGCGCCCCAGCACTAAAAAACCGCTTGTGTTTATGTGCGCTTGTTTGACATCAGTTGCCATCTTTTTGCTCCGGTTCTGGTGCGTCTAGCCTGTTTATAAGCATCTTGTACGCTTGGATCGTGGCCTGAGATTGAATCAAAAAAGTTTGGGCTTTCTGTGCTTCAGTCTCTAGGTCACGAATCTCAATCTCCAAGAATTCCTTGGTGATCTGCATTATGCAAAGGTCGAGTACGCAGGAACATAGTACACAGTGCCGCCAATCATCACTTTGATTGCTTTGGCTACAGTAGTAACGCTGCTTGCTGTAGGAGCAATCGTAGCGGCGGGGGCTGTTTCAATGTTCATCAACAAAGGAACCTCCCCTGTGTTTGCGCCGCTGTCCGTTACACGAATAAACGAAGCTGTACCGGGCAGAGAAGCGTTAACAGAGTAATCTGTGTCCAACTGCAGAACAGCCAAAGTACCGCCGGGAGAAGCTACGGAGCCTCCCAAGGTTGCACGAATAGCGTTAGCCGCACCAGAAATTGTGCCGCCTGTGTTGATTGAGGTAGAGATGTGGGCACCGTTGATTGTGCCGCCTGTAGCGCCGTTAGCACCCGTTACTCGAGTCAACGCGCGGAACGTTTCGCCTGAGCCCGTAGAGGTAAAGGTCAATCGGTTGTACGACAGTCGTGTATCGCCAGTGGTAGCTGAAGTCGTAGCGTAAGACTCAGAAATGTTGTCCGCAGTTGTTACTGCAATGGGGTTAGTGGATGTGCCGCCGATAAAGCCATTGAGGGAAGAGACTGGGCCGGAGAATGTGGTCAATGCCATGATTTTTTCCTTACATGCAAGTTAGGCGTATCTGTCTGCATGTCGTCAGCCGGGACTGTCAGATACACCGGAAAGCCCGGAATGTGCTCAATATACACCAAAAGAAAAAGGGGCACAAGGCCCCTTTTTCATGTTTTCCAGCCGCTTATGCAGCGCCGGGAGAACCGTAGATACCGCGTGGATCGCTGAAGCCAAAGCTGTAGCGCTCACGGGCCTTGTATCGCACGTTGCCTGTTTCAAAATCGCCTTCAAAAGCAGTCTTGACAGGTGAACGGTTGAACATCTTCAGGCCATTAAGGTGCGTCAGTCAACAAGAAAAACGCATCAGTGTCTGTCAAGTAGTGATTGACAACATAGCCTTCAGGGATCAAGCCCATGGACACAATCGCATTGATGTCGTTATCCGCTGTTGCAACACGCAAAGAAGTTTTCATCAAACGCTCAGCAGTAAACTGAAGTTCTTTTGGAACAACCAGTTTGCGGGCGGTCAATGCTACTTTCAATCCACGTTCATCAGTGAATGCAGCAATATCAATGATGCCTTGTTCCAATGAGGTTTCATTCAAATCGGCAGCAACTGCTGGACGATTTGAAAAGTCAGGGCCCATTGCAGTAGGGTGAGCGGTGGACATCAAAGCCACGCC